CTGCAAGGAGACAAATGCGTTATACTGCTACTCCTAAAGCACTTAAAGATTATAATAATGATGAAACAACAACTATAAATGAGGATCTAACAACTACAGAAACTAGAGTTACGGTTACTGATTCTACTTCGTTAGCAGTTAATAGTAGAATAGTTGTTGGTAGTGAGATAATGAAGATATCAGAAGTTGTGGATGCAGTTACTATAATTGTTAAGAGAGGATTTGATAGTTCAATTGCTACTAAGCATATTTCAGGTTCAACTATAAATCTATTAACAACAGCAGATGATGCTCAAGTAGCACCTGGTGATGACTTTGGATTTAATGAATTTGATGAATTCTTCGATGATGGATTTTCATATAGTCCAACTAAACAAACTGACGTATAGTGAATACCATGTCTAGTTATGATCCTATTGATGAGGCACTAAACACTACTAGTGCTATTGAAGTAAGTAATACACCAGAAAATGGATGTGTTACAAGAAAAGATAGTACAAAGAATGTAACGGGTGATATTGAAAAAGATTATGAGTATACCCGTGCTAATTTATATTCATTAATTGAGAAGGGTCAAGAGTCCCTTAATGGTATTATGGAATTAGCAGGTGAAAGTGCAAGTCCAAGAGCATATGAAGTTGCAGGACAGATTATTAAGTCTGTTGCTGATACAACTGATAAGTTAATGGAGTTGCAAAAGAAGGTTAAAGAAGTTGATGAAGAAAAAACTAAGACTACAAATAATGTAACTAATAATGCAGTGTTTGTAGGGTCTACTAGTGACCTTTCAAAGATGATTAAACAAGAATTTCTAAATAGTAGTAACAAAGACTAAAAACGTGGATTTAGTTCAAAAAAGACAACAACTTCGTCAAAGGCAAGTTGAAAAAGTTAAAAAATTTAGACAGTCTAATATGTCTGCATCTTCTGCCGTAGAAAAGCAAAGAGATTCTGATGCTGCTGAAAAGCAAAAAGAATCTGCCGCTAAACAAAAGCAGAGAGAAAGAGAGGACATAAAAAAAGAAGTCAGAAAAGAAGTTGAACAAGAAACCCAAAAGGAATCTATGGATATTGAAAATTCTGATGGAACAGTTTTTGCTAGAGTAGTTGACATTATTGGACCTTCTAATATGAAACCTATGGTATCAAATGGTGTTTGGAAAGGAACCGATCAGATTGAAGAAGGATCCTTACATAAGTGGTTTAAAGGTTCTAAATCAAAAGATGGTAAAGGTGGATGGGTTAATGTAGTCACAGGTGGAACTTGTGCGAGTGATGAACCAGGAGAAGGAACACCCAAGTGTGTATCATCTTCTAAGAGAGCAAGTATGACTAAGGCAGAAAGAGCATCTGCATCTAGAAGAAAGAAAGAAGCAGATCCTGGTCAACAATCCAAGTCTGGTGCAGCAAAACCAACTTACGTTTCTACTGATAAGAAAAAAATGAAAGAAGAAACTACACTCGACGAAAAGTGCTGGGCTGGTTATACCCAGAAAGGAATGAAGAAGAAAGGTAAGAAAGTAGTTCCTAACTGTGTTCCTGTTGGTGAAGCAAAGGAAGAACAAGGACGTTCTGATTATGGTAAAGCATCAGTAAGAAACAAACGAAAGTTTGGTAAAGAAGGAGAACCTGCTGTATTTGATGCTAGTGGTGAAAGAGGTAAGATGATTGATAAAAGAAGAGAAGAGCATAAAGCAAAGCGTGGTGTAAAGGAAGAAATAGAACTTAAAGAATACTCACCAAATGTTGCTTATCAAGCAAAAGGTGGTAAGAAGTCTGGTAAGTTAGGAAAATCTTCTGTCTATAGTCTTAGAGGTAAGGATGAAAGTAAGAAAGACTTTAGAAAATCTCACGTTAAAGATGTAGAAGGTGGTTATGTTGGAGGAGGACATAAACCTACTCCTGGTAGTTTGAGAAAAGAAGAGGTAGTAACTGAGGCAGACAAGAAAGGAAAGGGTAGTGGTAAGAAAGATGCTTGTTATCATAAGGTAAAAGCAAGTGCAAAGGTTTGGCCTTCTGCATATGCATCTGGTAGATTAGTTCAGTGCCGCAAGAAGGGTGCTGGTAATTATGGTAAGAGTAAGAGTGAATCATACTCTTGGAGAGATGATTTTGATTATGTGCAAGAAGGTGCTGCTTGGACTAAGAAAGCAGGAAAGAATAAAGAAGGTGGATTAAATGAGAAAGGTAGAAAATCTTACGAACGTGAGAATCCTGGTTCTGATTTAAAGGCACCACAACCAGAAGGTGGTTCCCGAAAAAAATCATTCTGTGCTAGAATGGGTGGAATGAAAAAGAAACTTACCAGTTCTAAGACTGCTAATGATCCAGATTCAAGGATCAATAAAGCACTTAGAAAGTGGAAGTGCTAATATCCTATGTCTGATAATGTATATCTGGGTAATCCCAATTTAAAAAAGGCGAATACCCCTATTGAATTTTCTCAAGATAATATTCTTGAATTTTTGAAGTGCAAAGATGATCCAGTATATTTTACTCGAAAGTATATAAGAATTGTTTCTCTTGATGAGGGACTGGTTCCTTTTAATATGTATGATTTCCAAGAGAAATTAATTAGAAGGTTCCACGAAAATAGATTTAATATTTGTAAGATGCCTCGTCAGACAGGTAAATCTACTACTTGCATATCATATCTTCTACACTATGCGGTTTTCAATGATAATGTCAACATTGCTGTTCTGGCGAACAAAGCATCCACTGCTAGAGATTTACTTGGTAGATTGCAACTTGCATATGAAAATTTACCTAACTGGATGCAGCAAGGTATAATATCTTGGAATAAAGGTTCATTAGAATTAGAGAATGGGTCAAAGATATCGGCAAACTCTACTTCATCATCTGCTGTTCGTGGTGGATCTTACAACGTTATATTCTTAGACGAGTTTGCATTCATTCCGAATCATATTGCAGATGATTTCTTTGCGTCTGTATATCCTACTATTACATCAGGACAATCCACTAAGGTTATCATAGTTTCTACCCCAAGGGGTATGAATCATTTCTATCGTATGTGGCACGATAGTGAAAAGGGTAAGAGTGAATACGTTCCAACTGACGTTCATTGGAGTGAAGTTCCTGGTAGAGATGCTGTATGGAAAGAGCAAACAATTGCAAACACATCAGAACAGCAGTTTAAGATTGAGTTTGAATGTGAGTTCTTAGGTTCTGTTAATACGCTTATTAATGCAACAAAACTCAGAAATCTTGTATATCAAGAACCTATAACAAGAAATGCAGGACTTGATATTTACAAAGAACCAGAAAAAGATCATAGTTATTTGATGACAGTTGATGTAGCAAGAGGATTGGGTAATGATTACTCTGCTTTTCTTATTTTTGATATAACCCAGTTTCCATATACAGTAGTTGGAAAGTATAGGAATAATGAAATCAAACCTATGCTATTCCCTAATATTATTTTTGATGTTGCAAAGGGATATAATGAAGCATTCTTACTAATAGAAGTTAATGATATTGGAGATCAGGTAGCAAGTATTCTACAATTTGATTTAGAGTATGAGAATATATTGATGGCTTCTATGAGAGGAAGAAACGGGCAGATAGTTGGACAAGGATTTTCTGGTAAGAAATCTCAGTTGGGTGTAAGAACAACAGCAGCAGTTAAGAAGTTAGGTTGTTCTAACTTGAAGACTATGCTTGAGGATGATAAAATACTCTTGTGGGATTATGATATTATTTCAGAACTGACAACATTTGCACAGAAACATAATTCATTTGAAGCAGAGGAAGGATGTAATGATGATTTAGCAATGTGTCTTGTATTATTTGCATGGGTATGTGCTCAAGATTATTTTAAGGAGATGACGGATAATGATATTCGTAAAAGACTTTATGATGAAAGAAAGAATGAGATAGAACAAGATATGGCACCATTTGGTTTTATCGCAGATGGATTTGAAGATTTAGATAGTTTTACTGATTCTGAAGGAGATAGATGGCATACTGATGAGTATGGTGATCGTTCTTATATGTGGGATTATAGATGATTACACTATTTCCTTTTCTTTTTATAATTATTATGGTTATTGGAATGCATTACACCTGGCCTTTAAAGTATAGAAGATGATAGATACATCACTAAGTTCAATTAGAGTATTTTTTATAATTACTTTATCAATTGCCTGGTTAATTATTTTTAACATTTCAACAGAGGACTAATGGAATTAACTGAAGAAAACGTACTCAAAGTGTTAGAGGAACTTATTCCTTATATTGAAGCAGATGGTGGATATCTTCAACTTTATGAAATCGAACACGAAACAGGATATGTTAAAGTAAAATTAGGTGGTGCATGTGAGACATGTGCTATGAGCACCATGACTTTGAAGCAAGGTATAGAAAAGAAATTAATGATGGAGATACCAGACGTGATAGGAGTTGTTCAAGTATTATAATGGAATTTGATGATCAATTGAAACTTGGGCATTTATTGCTCAACGATAGAAAGTGTCGAGTATGTGGAGAAGAGAAAAATTTAATTGATGGGTTTTATAGAACTCGTAAAAATAGTTCTACAGCATCATCATATTCATATGAATGTAAAGTGTGTACAATTAAAAGAATAGTAGGGAATAGAAAGAAAAGAGCACCCTTTATTGACTGGCAGTATCCTGATTGGTAGTGTTCATGCAATGTTTCCCCATTGAAAAAGAACATTTTAATAAATAATTTCAGAAGATTTCGAGATTCGGAGAGTAAAAGATGCCCGTAAATTTAGCATCTCCAGGTATTGTAGTTAGAGAGGTTGATTTAACTATTGGCAGAGTTGACTCTGCAACAGATAAAAATGCTGCAATAGTAGCACCTTTTACAAAAGGACCTGTAAACCTACCTATAATAATTGAAAGTGAGCAAGATTTAATAGATAATTTTGGTAAACCACAAAATGTGGATGATCAAGTAGAATACTGGATGGTAGCAGCATCATATTTGGCCTATGGTGGTCAGATGAGTGTTGTTAGAGCATCAGATACTGGATTGGTAAACGCCACTGATGATGGTGGTACTATTGTAATCAATAGTGTAGATGATTATGTTAATAAAGGATATGATGAAAACATTTTAGCAGGAACAGTAATTGCATCTAGAAATCCTGGAACATGGGCAAATGGAGTAAAGGTTGCAATTATAGATGGTAAAGCAGACCAAACATTAACAGTAAGTACAACTAATGCTGTTGTAGGATATGGTATCACTCAAGCAGTTCCAGCAGGAACAGTAGTAGCAGGTGCAGGATCAACTTCAGTTCTTACTGGTTATTTCAAAGGTATTATTACTGAAATAGGAACAGGCACTCTTGGTGTTAAATTCCTTTCTCATGTTACTACTGATGGTGCAACAGAAACTGAAAAAGATTATGAAGCATCAGGAATATATAAATTTGGAAATGTAGAATCTACAATCTACACGAATGCTGGAGTTGCAACTGCAACACCAACTCCAAGTGCTAATGCAGATTGGTTTGATTCTCAAACAATCACAACTACAAATGGAACTCCAATTAATTGGAACCAAATAGCAGAAAGACCAGGAACATCTGCATATGCAGCAGCAAGAAACTCAAGATTTGATGAAGTTCATGTTGTTGTAATTGATGATGATGGAGATGTAACTGGAAACGCAGGAACAATTCTCGAAAAGCAGTTAAGTCTTTCAAAAGCAAAAGATGCTGAGTTCTCTGCTGGAACATCTTCTTACTGGAGAAAATTCCTTCTAAACAATTCAGATAATATTTTTGGATTAAGTGGTCCTACTGGTGCTGTAACTACAGCATTCTCAAGTGCATTTACAAAAGTTACTGATGAAGCATGGGATCAAAATGCTCAGAATATTAAATTTGCTGCAAATGGTAATGTAGGATATTCATTAACAGGCGGTAAAGATTATGGTGGAAATGATTATAATGAGGGCACTCCAGGTGCTTTAACAGCAACATTAGGTAATTTATCTAATGGATATGGTTTATTTGAAAATACTGAAGAGTATGATATTGATTTCTTACTCATGGGTTCTGGATCACATCCAACAGTAACAGCACAATCACTTGCAAACAAGTTAATCTCTGTCGCTGAAATTAGAAAAGATGCGATTGCATTTATTTCACCCAATAAGTCAACATTTATTACTGGTGCTGGAACAACAACTGCTAGTTTAAATTCTTCAGTATCTACTACAGATAATGTTATTGAATATTATGCCCCAATTACATCATCAACATACGCAGTATTCGATAGTGGATATAAGTATATGTTTGATAGATTTGGAAGCACATTCCGTTATATTCCATTAAATGGTGATATTGCAGGAACCTGTGCTAGAAATGATATTAATAACTTCCCTTGGTTCTCACCAGCAGGAACAGCAAGAGGTGCAATACTAAATGCAGTAAAACTTGCATACAATCCAAGTCAAGCACAAAGAGACAAACTCTATACAAATAGAATCAACCCAGTTATCTTCTCACCAGGAGCAGGAATTATCCTATTCGGTGATAAGACTGGATTCGGTAAAGCATCTGCATTTGATCGTATTAACGTTCGTAGGTTATTCCTATTCATTGAAAATGCAATCTCGAATGCTGCTAAAGATCAACTCTTTGAATTTAATGATGAAATTACAAGGACTAACTTTGTAAATGTTGTTGAACCATTCTTAAGGGATGTTCAAGCAAAGAGAGGAATCAATGACTTTAGAGTTGTTTGTGATGAAACAAATAACACTGCTGCTGTTATAGATAATAACGAGTTCGTAGCAGACATCTTCGTTAAACCTGCAAGGTCAATTAACTTCATTGGTCTTACATTCGTCGCCACTAGAACTGGCATCTCATTTGAAGAAGTAATAGGTACAGTTTAACTAAAGGTATAAAGAACTATGGCAACCCAATTTAACAAACCACCATTAAGAACAATCACTGGGTTCAAAAGCAAACTTGCTGGCGGTGGAACTAGACCGAATCTCTTTGAAGTAGAAATTGCTTTTCCAAATGAGACGGCTATAGATAATGATGTCAAAGAAAAATCAAGGTTTATGATAAAGGCAGCTGCTCTTCCTGCATCAAACATCACACCAATTGATGTTAATTTTAGAGGTAGGATTCTTAAGATAGCAGGTGATAGAACCTTTGATACATGGACGGTTACAGTCCTTAATGATGTTGATTTCTCAATTCGTTCAGCATTTGAGAAGTGGATGAATCTTATCAACAAAATGGAAGATGCTACTGGTGCTCAAGACCCTGCAGTTTATCAACCAGATGCATACGTTCATCAACTAGATCGTGATGGATCTACACTTAGAACTTATAAGTTCCATGATGTATTCCCAACTCAAATAAGTCAGATAGATCTTTCATATGAAACTACTGATGCTATTGAAGAATTCACAGTTGAATTCCAAGTTCAGTGGTGGGAAGCACTTAGAGGTATAGGTGCAAATTCAGGTGGTGAAAATATTAGCTAAATAGTGCTATAATAGAAAAGTAGGCAAAAATTATACAATGGCAAAACTTTTTGGATTCTCTATTGATGACACTCAGAGTAAATCTCCTTCTATAGTTTCTCCCGTTCCTCAATCAAATGAGGACGGGAATGATTATTATATTCAGTCTGGTTTTTACGGATCCTATGTAGATATTGAAGGTGTTTACAAAACAGAATATGATTTAATAAGAAGATACAGAGAGATGGCATTACATCCAGAAGCGGATGGTGCTATTGAAGATGTTGTTAATGAAGCAATTGTAAGTGACTTATACGATTCTCCTGTAGAAATAGAATTATCAAATGTAAATGCAAGTGATAAAATAAAAGATACTATTCGACAAGAATTTAAAGGTATCAAAGAAATGATGGACTTTGATAAAAAGTCTCATGAGATTTTTAGAAATTGGTATGTGGATGGAAGATTATTTTATATGAAAGTAATCGATACAAAAGCACCACAAGATGGTATTCAAGAGATCAGATATATTGATCCGATGAAGATGAAGTTTGTTCGTCAAGAAAAGAAAGATAAGAACAAACAATTAGGTGGTGTGGATCTTTCAAATGTTTTTAAGGGAACTGAGAAAGGTGTGTATCCCGAAATTGAAGAGTATTATGTTTATACACCAAAACCTAATTATCCAACAGGAATGTTAGGTGGTGGTGCAAATTCTAAAGGATCGATCAAGATTGCAAAGGATTCAATAACCTATGTAACCTCTGGTTTATTTGATAGAAATAAGGGAACTTGTCTATCTTATCTCCATAAAGCAATCAAGGCACTTAATCAATTAAGAATGATTGAGGATAGTCTTGTAATTTACAGATTATCAAGAGCACCAGAAAGAAGAATATTCTACATTGATGTTGGTAATCTTCCAAAGGTAAAAGCAGAACAATATCTTCGTGATGTTATGATGCGTTATCGCAACAAGTTAGTATATGATGCTAACACTGGTGAAGTTAGAGATGACAGAAAGTTCATGTCTATGATGGAAGATTTTTGGTTACCAAGAAGAGAAGGTGGTAGAGGAACTGAAATCACAACCTTACCTGGTGGACAAAATCTCGGAGAACTTGCTGATATTGAGTATTTTCAGAAGAAACTTTATAGAGCACTCAGTGTTCCTGAATCTAGAATTGCTAATGACGGTGGTTTTAACTTAGGACGTTCATCAGAGATATTAAGAGATGAATTAAAATTCTCTAAATTTGTAGGACGTTTAAGAAAGCGTTTCGCACATATGTTTAATGATATGCTCAGAACTCAGTTGATTCTGAAGAATGTTATAACACCAGAAGATTGGGAACAACTTAGCGATCATATTCAATATGATTTTGTATATGATAATCAATTTGCAGAACTAAAAGAAAGTGAATTGATGAATGAAAGATTAGGAACTCTTGCTACTATTGAACCATATATTGGAAAATATTATTCACAAGATTATGTTCGTAGAAAGGTGCTTCGCCAATCTGATAGTGAAATACAAGAGATTGATAAGCAGATTGAAAAAGAAATAAAAGATGGAACTATTCCTGATCCAGATGCTATAGATCCAATTACTGGAGAACCATTACCACCTGGAACTGAAGAAGATGTTATGGGTATGGGTGCTCCTGTAGAACCAGACTTAGAACAAGGTGCAGCAATAACCGATGCACAGTTAAGTAAAGACACCAAATCGGCTGAGATATAAATAAAATATAATACATTATAAATTTTCATGCCTGATATTATCGATTTGATTGCTCAAGATAGAAAAGCATCTGATATTAGTAAAGATATCAAGGATACTTTATATAATAAAGCTGCTGAGAAAATAGAAACTCTTCGTAAAGAAGTGTCTGATTCTATGTTTGATGTAGAACCATACAATCCAAAAAGTGAAGTAGAAACTGAAACTGAAGTAGAAACAGAACCAACAGAGGAACCAGAAGAATGACAAGAATTCTCGTAAAAGGATCGGAGATAGCAGTTCCAAGTAGTGTTGGTGCTGCTTCAAGTTTCAGTGAAGCAACAGTTGTTCGTCTTGCAAATGCAAGTACAACTGATTATGTTATAACTGTAGCAACAGATAATGGTGGTAGTGGAACAATAGGAACTTTCACAATGTTAGCAAATACATCAGAATTTGTGGAGAAAAATCCAACAGATGTTGTTTTTGTTAATTCTGGATCTGATGTTAAGGGCACAAAAGTAGGATTTACCAATTAAAGAAATGAAACTCATTACGGAAGAAATATCTAGCGTCAAGTTTATCGTAGAAGGTAAAGGTGCTAAGAAAAAAATGTATATTGAAGGTGTCTTCTTACAAGGAGATATCAAAAATCGTAATGGCAGAATGTATCCATGTGGAACTCTTGCAAAAGAAGTTAACAGATACAATGAGTCCTTTGTTAAAAAGGGACGTGCACTTGGTGAGTTGGGACATCCAGATGGTCCAACTGTAAACCTTGATAGAGTTTCCCATAAAATTACTTCACTAAGACAAGAAGGTAAAAATTTTATTGGTAAAGCACAACTACTTGAAACACCTATGGGTAGGATTGCTAAAAATCTTATTGCAGAAGGTGTAACCCTTGGAGTTTCTTCTCGTGGAGTTGGTTCACTAAAAGAAGATCATACTGGTTGTAAAGTTGTAGGTGAAGATTTCATGTTAGCAACTGCTGCTGATATCGTTGCCGATCCTTCTGCTCCTGATGCTTTTGTATCTGGAATCATGGAAGGAAAAGAGTGGGTTTGGGATGGAGGTATCCTTCGTGAACAACTTGCAGAAAAGACTAAGAAGTCAATTAATACATTAGTCCATCAAAATAGACTTGAAGAGCATAAGTTGAATTTATTCAACGATTTTCTTTCAAATCTATAAAGGCTATAAATAAATACAGATTAAACACATATCTAAATAAATGTCCGTTGGTAGCAAATTAAACGAAATGGAAAACATCGAAGAGAATGTGGTCACCAAAGGTGCTAAACCTGCGGAACCAATGCAAAAGTTAACTACAGGTGGTACTGCACCATCTTACGAAGATCTTGGTGGTCCTACTCCAGAAAACTATAAGACTGATGACGATTCAGCTAAGTTAAAAGTTCCTGGTGCATCTCTTAAACAAGTCAAAGACGTTGTTAATAAGGGTGCAAAACCTGCAGAAGGTGCAAAAGGAATGAAGGAAGAGGAAACTGAGGTTGAAGGAAATGTAGTTGCTGAAGAAGAGCAAACTACTGAAGATGTTGTTTCCGAAGAAGAAACTACAACGGATGAAGTGGTATCTGAAGAAGAAACCACAGAAGAGGAAGTCGTAACCGAAGTTAAGATTGACGTTGAGGAAGACATCAACGCACTTATCGCTGGCGAAGAACTTTCAGAAGAATTCCAAGAGAAAGCACGTACAATCTTTGAAGCTGCTATTACATCAAAAGTAGCAGAAATCACAGAAGGCATTAAGTCTGAGTACGAAGAAAATCTTGTGGAAGAAGTCAAAGGCATCAAGGCAGAACTCCAAGAAAGATTGGATTCTTACCTTGAGTACGTTGCTGACGAGTGGGTTGGTGAAAATCAACTTGCAGTCGAGCACGGTCTTAAGACTGAGATGACAGAATCATTCCTTGAAGGAATGAAGAAACTTTTTGAAGATCATTATGTAACTATCCCTGAAGAAAAATATGATGTCATCGAGAATATGGTAGATAAACTAGATGATATGGAGTCAAAACTCAACGAGCAAATCGAAAAGAATGTTGCTCTTAACAAGAGATTGGCTGAGTCAACCGCAGATGTAATTTTTGCCGAAGTTACTGAAGGTCTTGCACAGACACAAAAGGATAAACTCGCTACTCTAGTAGAAAATGTTGATTTTGAAAGTGAAAACGGCTATCGTGAGAAAATAGAAACTTTGAAGGAATCTTATTTCCCAACAAAGGGTTCTAATACTCAAATCAGTAAGTCTGAAAATTTAACTGAAGAAAGTGAAGCAGTGGATTACTCATCCAAGTCTATATCTAACACAATGGATAGATATCTTCAGACAATAAACAGAGTTGCTAAAAAGTGATTATTTAAATCATAAATTCAAACAAAAAACTTTTTTTAAAAGAGGAAAAATCAAATGCAAATGTTCAATGCTGAACACCTGCAGGAGAAGTGGGCACCTATCCTAGACCATGAAGGTTCGGATAAAATTACCGATTCACATCGTAGAATGGTGACCGCAATTCTCCTGGAGAACCAAGAGAGAGCACTTACAGAAGAAAGAGAATTTCTATCAGAAGCTGCCCCTACAAACAGTACAGGATCCTCAGGTACAACACCAGGTGTTTCTGGTCTTGCAGCTGCTTCTGGACCACAAGCTGGTTTCGACCCTGTTCTAATTTCATTAATTAGACGTGCAATGCCTAACTTGGTCGCTTATGACCTTGCTGGTGTTCAACCAATGAATGGTCCTACTGGACTAATCTTCGCAATGCGTTCACGCTTTACTAGCAATAGTGGAACTGAAGCACTATTCGACGAAGCAGATACTTCATTCTCTGCTGTTGGTGCTGGTGCAACAACTGGAGACGTTGGTTCAGGTTATACTCAAAATGAGGGAACAGGAACAGGTCAAAACGTTGGTTTTGGTACAGTTACACAAGCAGGTGACAATCCAGGACTTCTTAGCCCAGATGCTGAAGCTACACAGTTAGCATACAAAACTGGTCGTGGTATGGATACCAACGAGGCTGAGGCACTCGGAGACGGTGTTGGTGAACAGTTCAACCAGATGGCATTCTCAATCGAGAAAGTCACAGTTACTGCAAAGTCACGTGCGTTGAAAGCTGAGTACTCACTAGAGCTTGCTCAAGACCTTAAGGCAATTCACGGTTTGAATGCAGAAGCAGAACTTGCTAACATTCTTTCTACTGAGATCCTTGCTGAGATAAACAGAGAAGTTATCCGTTCTATCTACAAGGTTGCTGAGTCTGGTGCACAAACAAACGTTGCAACTGGTGGTCAGTTCGACTTAGACATCGACAGTAATGGTCGTTGGTCTGTTGAGAAGTTCAAAGGACTTATCTTCCAGATCGAAAGAGATGCTAACGCTATCGCACAGAGAACTCGTCGTGGAAAGGGTAATATGATCCTTTGCTCTGCTGACGTTGCTTCTGCGTTAACAATGGCAGGTGTATTGGATTATACTCCAGCACTTAATGCTAACCTTAATGTTGATGATACAGGCAATACATTTGCTGGTATTCTTCAAGGTAAGTATCGTGTATACATCGACCCTTATTCATCCAACTTAGCTGCTGATCAGTATTACGTTGTTGGATACAAAGGTTCTTCACCTTATGATGCAGGATTATTCTACTGCCCATACGTTCCTCTACAGATGGTTCGTGCAGTTGGAGAGAACAGCTTCCAGCCAAAAATTGGATTTAAGACAAGATATGGTCTTGTTGCAAACCCATTCGCTGAAGGTAACGCTTCTAACCAAGGTCTTGGTAGACTTAAGACTAACTCAAACCGTTACTACAGACGTGTTAAGGTTCAAAACCTCATGTAAGAAGAAAGGATATATTCCTTCATTCAGAGAGACTCCTTCAAAGGGGTCTCTTTTTTTGTCTAAATAAAAATAAAAGTAGTATTACAATGAAACCTACTCCTAAACAATATAAAGCGGCACAAGAACGCCATGATAAGATTGTAGATCATCTTATTGAAGAAGGTTATGCTGAGAATGCAGAATCTGCAGATAACATTATAATGGGTATGAGTGAACAATGGTACAATCTAATTATTGACTAATGAAAGAGTTTGATAGATTTATTGAAGAAGCAGCAGCAAAAAGATGTCCTAC